CGATCCGCGCGGCGGCCGCGTCGATTTCCTTGGTCGGGTCGATGACGCCCTTGCCGGGGCCGATGATGTGGATCTCGGTGTAGGCGTCCACCGCGTCGTAGAAGTCGGGCGCCCCGTCGGGGATCTCGACATAGCCGCGATCGAACGCCTCCTCGGCCCAGGACACGGCGAAGGGGCGCACGAGCTGCCCCTTCATCAGGTCCATCATGGCCAGGGTGTCGGCATAGGCGTGGATCAGAGCCGCGCGCGCAGACGAATAGTTCGTCTGCGAGTAGTCCATCGACAGCTCTTCGTAGGTGACGCCCAGCGCCGCCGCGATCAGGCGGATGATGGCGCGGGCGAAGGCGTCGAAGCTGGTGACGTCGCGCGAGGCGGTCTCCAGCTTGATCTCGTCGCCGTAAGGGATGACCGGCAGCACCGCGCCGTTGGCGAGGCTGACGGGGCTTTCCTTGTAGTGAGCCTGACGCGAAGCTTCGACGTCATGGACGTCCTTGGCTTCGAAGTTCTCGCTCGCGGCCATCGGGCCGGAGTTCGACTTCATGTAGCCCAGGATCAGGGCGTTGATCGTGGCCGACTGCAGGGTCGCGTCGGTGAACTTGTCGAAGGCGCGGAAGCTGCGCAGCGTGGCGACGAAGCGCGAGACGCCACGAGACTGGCCCTCGCGCTCCACCTCGAAACAGTGGAACACCTGGGGGCGGCCCCACGAGGTCCAGCGGTCCCAGGCCGCCCACTTGAACAGGTCTTTCGACCCCCAATCGCTCTGGTGCTTTTCGCGAATGTGGTAGCGGATCGGGACGTCGGCGGCGTTGAATTCGATGCCGTCGGCGATGCGGCCGCCGCCGGGAAGATCCCCGTTCATGCGGCCGGTGGGGTTGCTGAGACGGCCCGGATCGACCAGCCGCAGGCGGGTCTTGTAGCGGCCCTCCTCGTCGTCGGCCCACTCGCTCAGGCCCAGGATCTCGCCGTCGCCCATCAGATGGCCGGCGGCGGTGCGGAGCTGCTGGCTGAAGGTGCGCCGGCGCGTGGCGTCCGACAGGAAGTTGTGGCTGTTGGCGTAGAGCTTGAACTCGTTGCTCAGGATGCGGCCCAGCGCGCGGGCGCTGTCGAGCGAGATCCCCAGCGCGGTCGCGTTCGGCCGGAACTTGATCTGCCAGCCGCCGCCGATCAGCGCGTTCTTCTTGCGCGAAAGGGCCGACTGGCCGAGCGGGTTGTTGCGGGTGGTGTCGTGAACCCGAGCCGTGGCGGTCTGGCGGGCCGGGAGCCAGGCGCGGTCGGCCGACAGGAGCTGCGCCGGCCAGCCGGACATGAAGGTCCCGCTCTGGCTGGCGCCGGTGTAGGCCTCGCCGAAAATGTCGGCGTGCGCCGACGCCCGGACCCGCGCCACCTCGTATTGCGAGATGGCCCGACCCGAGGCGTCGAGCAGCCCGGAGGGTGCGATGGGTGAGCGCATGGCGAACGCCGTTCGGGTCAGGCTTCGCCGTCGGCCGCGATGGCGGCTTCCAGCTTGACCAGACGCGGGCCGAGATCCTCGTCCACTTCGCCCGCGAACTCTTCCAGCTTGACGAGGCGATCCTCGACCTTGCCGGCCTCGTCCGCGATCTTGGCGAAGTGGTCATCGACCTTCTTCATCGCCTTCTTCAGCGCGCCCTCGATCGTTTCGTCGATCGACTTGGACAGCCTTTCCAGAGCCTTTTCGCGCCCGTCGTCCTTGTTGACGGCTTCGAGCGCCTTGGCCGTCAGGACGCGCAGGAACTCCTCGTTGCCGATCAGGCCCGCGACCAGGGCGTCGAGGTCGAACTCGTGGCCGCCCTCCACCATGGCGCCGGTTTCGCCCACGGCGTCGGCCACGTCCTTGGCGGCCAGGGCGACGCGCTGGCGGATGGCTTCGGGCGTGGGGGTGTGGGGGAAGGCGTGGGCGGAAGCCGAAGCGGCGGCGAACGCGACCAACGCCGAGACGAAGGATTGAGACATAGCGATCTCCTGGAGTTTGAGCGGCGGCGCCGCGAAGGATCAGACGCGGAAGCGGACAGAGCCGCGCAGGCGGCCACGGCGCAGGGCTTCGAGTTGGTCGCGGTTGCGCTCGACGCGCACCGGATCGGGGGCGATGAAATCGACCTTGCGAGCGCCCTGCTGCATGCTCTTGACCGCCTGCCCGCTGTCGAGACGGGCGAGCGTGGCCTTGGCGGCGTCCAGCTCGGCTTGTTCCTTGGGGGTCAGCGCCATGGTCAGGCCCTCTTTTTCCAGCCCCATCCGCCGCCCGATGCGACGGGCTCTGGAGCGCGTTGCGGTGTGGTGGCGAGCGACGGCGCGGAGGCCGCAGGCTTGGACGTCGGACGGTCCCACAGGGCGTCGAGGTCGAGCTGGCCGGTCTGGCGCTTGCGGGCCAGCTCCAGCCAATCAGGCTCGGCTCCGTCGATGCCCACGCCCTTCGCGCGGGCAAGGGCGGCGTTGTAGACGTAGAGGTCCATTTCCTCGTTGCGGCGGCGGACGCGAACCCAGGCCTCGGCTTTCACGACGCCGGTTTTCTTGTCCTGCACGGACGAGAGGGTCTCGGCCGTCAGCTCCTCGAAAAAGTCGCGCTCCAGCCACTCGGGCCAGATCGGCTTGAGCGGGGCGAGCGCCGAGGCCTCGCCCGTCATGCCTAGCGGGATCACGTCGTTGAGCAGCTCGCGCTTGAGATCCCAGGTCCCGACACGCCAGATCCGGCAACGAACGATGGTGCCGTCGTCGCCCTTGAGTTTCTGCACCTGGTTGACGCGACGCAGGGGCATGAGCCCCCAGCCGTTCGCGCCGTCCAGCGCCTTGACGTCGGAGAACCGCGAACAGAACGCGTAGACGTGGAAGGTGCCGTAGCCGCTGTCCACGCCGAAGCCTTCGAGCTTGAGCGAGCCGCCGTCCTCGTGCGGATAGGTGCGCCGGCGCAGCGTCCCGATATCGGCCCAGAGCTGGCGATCGGACGGCGAGCCGTCGATCTTGCCGCGATCGACGATGACGTGACGGGCGCCGGGTCCCCAGCCGTAGACGGTCCATTGCGCCCAGTCGCCGTTGAGATCGACCGCGCAAGTCAGCAGCTCGAAGCCGGACGGGACGACGCCGCGCGCGAAGCGTCCGGCCCGCTTGGCCAGCAGCTCCTCGACCGGCGTCTTTTGCACCTGAAGCTGATAGGCGACGCCAAGGATCTGCTGGCTGAAGGCGGTCTTCTTGCCTTCCGAGCCGGCCTCGGCCTCGCGGTACTTTTGGGCGATGTAGTTCCAATCGACGGCCGACGAGACGACTTGCCAGCAGTAGTAGCTCGGCGAGCGCTGCTCCGAACGGCGTTCGCGCCAGCGCTCGAAATCGGCCGCCCGGATGAACCAATCGGGAGCCGGGTTCTCCGGGTCCTTCGAGGGATAGGTGGCGATCCAGCCGCCGCGCTGGACGTTCATGCCCCGGTACGGGTGGCAGCGGCGGACCATTTCCTCTTTATGGAAGTGGGTGATCTCGCAGCCGCAGCCGGGGCAGTTGAAATGCGGGGTCTCGCCCAGGCCAAGCCCGAGCATCTTCTCGAAGTCGAGCCGCAGCAGGACGCCCGTTCCGTCCTCGGCGTCCGCGCAGTGCGGGCAAGGAAGGTAGAGCTGGCGCTGGTCGCCGGCCAGGTAGTCCTCGGTGATCGGGCAACCTTCAAGCTCGCCGTCTTCGCCGTCCTCCTTGGGGCGGACGATACCGGGCGTGGCGTTGTGGAAGGTCTTGGCCCCTGCCCGCTCCCACCGGAGCTGACGGGTGCGGATCTGCGAGCGCGGGTCGCCCCGGCCGCCAACTTCGAGATCCCAGTTCGGCGTCTCTTCCAAGACGACGATGCACAGCGAGATCATCTGGAGCGCCTTGGGCGATCCGGCCCCGAAGAACTGGCCGAACCCGCCCGAGAAGCGCTTGTAGGTGTTGGTGCTCCCCTGCTCGTCCCGGCTGGAGACCGGGCGCAGTTTGCGCTTCAGCTCGGGCGTGGCGTCCGCGATCGGTTGCCACTTCGAGCGGTTGTACTTCAGCACCTCGTCGGTGCTCGGCAGGGCCACTCCCCACGGACGCGGCTTGACCGACGAATAGTATTGGGTCGCGACGACGCCCACGGTCGTCTTGGCGATCTGGGCCGATCCACGGAACGAGACGTCCCGGCAAGGGTCGTCGTCGTTCAACCGGTCGAGCGGCTCGATCAGATACTCGAAGCCATCCCAGCTCAGCGGACCTTCACGCTCGGTGCCGGTCTCGCCTGGGATGTAGAGGCGGCCTTCCGCCCACTCCGATATTCTGAATTCAGGCGCGGGCGTGATCGCCGAGGCCAAGGCCTGTAGCAGAACAGCCGTAGCGGCGGCGACTTCGGCCGCGCTGAAGACGCTCATGGCTAGGCCGGAGCGTCGATCTCTTCGGCCTCACCGATGACCAGGCCGTCGGCGGCGGACGTCAGTTTCTTCACGATCGCCTCCATCAGCTTTCGGTCGTCGGCCCTGATCAGCAGCTCGATCTCGCGGGTGTCGGTCAGCATCGCGACGCGCGACGCCAACGAGCGGCGGCGTTGGTCCAGGGCTTGGGTGAAGGCGAGACCGGCGGTCTCGACGGCGGACTGAATGGACGCTCTCGGCAGCAGCTCGCCCTTGCGCTCGGCGATGTCCATTTCGAGCATCTCGTCGCGCAGATCCTTGCGACGAGGGGTCTTCACGGCCTGCTCGAACGGCAGGTTCTGGGGAGGCGACGAAGGCTCGGCGTACTCGCGCTCGGCCGCCTTGTCCTGCACCGACAGCGAACCCGAACGGGCTTCGGCCAGGGCGTGGAACTCGACTTCGGAGATCTTGCCAGACGCGTTCCGCTTCACCGGAACGTCGGGGTTCGCGGTCAGGAACCGCGAGATACTCGACTGGGCGACGCCCAGCTCGCGGGCGGCTTCGGATTGGGTGACCCAGCGCTCGGCCATGCAGCTATGCGCCCCCGGCTATGCACGCGCATAGCGCTATGCAGTTGCTGAAACCCGGCTCACTACAAAAGGCCCGCAACTTCGAGCTGCCGTATACGCTGGCGGGAGGCCGGAAGGACCCGCGAGGGCGCGGCCCCGCCCGTCGGG